ATCCCGTCCTGATTCCGCCGCCTGATAGCTTTCTCCTCATGTTCCTCATGGCCACCAGGCCGAGGCCATTTGTCTTGAACTTTGCTTGCCATTGGTCGGGCGTCATCCAGGCCTCGCCATTGGCATCCCGGAGAAGGTAGAATCTGGGGCCATACTGCTTATAGATATATGAGAGGGTCTTGGGGTTCAGCCGTACGCCTATTATGATATCATCTGCGGTTAGTTCTGCGGTCTTCTTCTCTCGGATGCCCTCTTCGCTTTCGGCATCCATGACAACCCAGACCTTAGCAACTTTTTCAGGTTCCCATCCGGGGATCTTGGCATGACCTCCAGCGGGAAGATCGTCTTCGGGGCCATCATAATCACATATCCCGGAGAGCCAATCTTCCTCTTCGGTTTCTGCTTCTGTCTCTTTTATTTCCTCTTCTGGCATAAATATCACCTCATATCGATTCGATCTCTGCGGGCTCCTTCCTAGCCCAATCTATGAGCGGCTGCAAGGTAAATTTCGGATCAATGCGAAGATCTGTGGCATATCCTCTGGGTGGTAATCCAAGAGATTGAAGCTGCATGGTAGGACTACTAAAGATCTTATTGAAGTCCGCTCCCGAGAGGTTGATTACTCCTGGTTTGGCATTATTTACTATCAGATCAGAAGGTTTCTCTCCTGGCAGCGTGTAGGCTGCCGCAATACTAATAACAGCTAATATAGCTACAAATCTTAGCATATTTTCCTCCAATTCCTCAGCTTGCGAATCCGTAAGTGAGATAACAGCGACAGTTCACGTCGGATGGCCATATGAGACCGTTGCTGAACTTCTCATTAATTTGGACAACCTCACCCCAGATTGCTCTGTGGGATGGGCGGGGCCATTTGCCCCGAGGCGTGCAGTTCCAAGTCTTGGTCTCCGCGCCAGCGTCTTTAGCGAATCGAAATGAACCTGCCTCGGATGCCGTATGAGTCTCTACTCTTTTGATTCGCACAAGTCTGGCTTCAGAACAAGGATAAGCATCAGCATACCTGGCCGCGAATGCCCGGGGATTGAGTCCAAAGTCGGTTTGAATATGAGATCTAAGCGAATCGAGATCTGTCTGACTCATATTCTTGACAAACTGGAGGCCGTGCTTCTGAAAATGCTCCTGGGCAGCCTCATTCCAGTCCCATTTCGGGAATGACAATTTGAGCATCCCAGCAACCTTCCTGGCCCCTGCCTTGAATTCTTTGAGGCTGTACTCGTCCAGGACTGCGGTCCAGACCTCACCATTCTTCTCCAGGGCTGCAGTCTTGACGCGCTGATAGAGCCGTCCCCCTGGATCCAGGCCGATAGTCTGGGCAATCTTGGCCTTCTCTGTGCCCTCAGGAAGAGTGAAATAGCCTGCCTGATTAAGTAATCGGGAGACTTCGGGGGCCCAGGCCTTGAGCAGCTTTAGGATCTCCTCTTCATTAGGAGCCATTGATCACACTCTCTTCAATATCTTCTTCTGAGAAATGAATGGAGCCGATTTCAGAGGATCGAAAGAGGATCAGGCCATAATTATCGGTGCTGTAGGTAACGATCATCGCAGGATCTTTTAAGACCGCCTTCCATCTAGATACATCATGGGATTTATCTTCAATCACCATCCCATATTTTAAGATGATTTTCATCCTCGCACCACATAGAGGCGCCTCAAGAATTCAACGCCTGACAATTTTGATTTGGGATCCACTTCCTGAATTGAGTAATCAACGCCTAAATAGCGCAAAGTATCCCCTCCATTGCAGGAAGCCACTTGTGTTAAGACTTCAGCCGATGTTAATGTAAAGCCGCCCTCTGGCTTGGGGATGAGCTTTTGTTTTGAAGTCCATCGGCATTTTACCGCAGTCAGCGTTTCAACATAAATCGATTGGCCGCTAATTGTGATGGCTTCTAACAGGAGATGACAATCAAGGCCAGTGGTTGTCACAACGGGCAAGGCGGTGAGGCTATTAGTCGTTGTCTTGCGCCCTGCAGCTGAGAAGGAGATGGCCTCTCCTCCGATGGTGACCATACCCGCACAATCAACATGACCTGTCTTTGAGGATAGAGTTATGGCCACCCGGAAAGGTACGATTGGCTTGGATCCTGTAAGAGTTAATGTAGCTGCGCTTGTATTATTATACAAGACCCAGGGATCTTTTTGAACTCGATAACAAGTGTGCTTGAGACCAGGAACCATAATATCACTCCACTGCAATGAGACCCTTGGGGGAGCCAGGAAGAGGGAAGGCGAGGAGACCCCTCCTCCTGGAGGCTGGAAGAGAGAGATTGTTTCCCAAGGGGGAAATGTCAGATCAGCGCGTTTCCAATCCGATGTACCGCTTCATGTACCGCCAGGCCGTGCGGCTTTGGAGGGCCTGCTGGATATCTATTGTAGCCGGCCCCAAAGTCTCGGAGTAGACCCCACCCAGGTTGTAGCTCTGCACGCCCTGATCTTTCATTGATCGCCTATCTAGGTTATCAGAATCGGCATTGAACTCAAGGATAGTTATGGCCTCCTCCAGGCAAGCACGTCTCACCCATATAGGGATGAGAGGTAGATCCGTGCCATAATCCCAATCACATATAATGCCATCAATAATCCGGGGGAACTCCAGGACTTGAGCGAGACCATCACTATTAACATCCTTCTGCTCACCATTTTCAATATGGGGCGCTTCATATCGCCTTCCTCTTAGTGGGAGGGAATCAATCCGGCGCGTGGCTTCCTGCAGAGCGGTGGCTTTGCCTGATCCAGTCCAGGCCGCACTATTAGGCCTGGTGGCTGCCAGGGCATCGGCCTCTTCGATAGTCGCGAAATATGCGTCATCTATGGGCGTGGGTTCTGGATCGGGTTCTGGGTCAGACATAGATCTCCTTTAGACCATCACATAGACCTTTACGGGAGTTCCAGCGGTTGCAGTTAATATATCCACAGTATTAAGGCTTAATACAGAGCCGGATACCGTTACTGTGGGAAAAGTCCCTTCCCGCACACTGTTTAGGCTGGCGACCAAGACTTGCGCGGTGTCTGTGAGCACAACAGGCAACCCTAACCGCCCACCTACCCCGGTTGTGAAGGTGGCATTGCTCCCTCCGGTCTTGGTCACGATACAGTAATCAATCGTCTTGAATGCTCTAAGTGTTTCTTGAGCGGTAGATGATGCGGCAAAGGTCAATGTTTCGGATATTACGGTATCGGCCTCATCAGTTCCGTGGAAATGGAAAGTTACAGAGATAGTTGTGTTGGGGGTGACAGTTAAGCCCCTTGTGATATCGGGTTGTGCATCCACAGAAGTTATATTCCAGGGGCCGCTATCGTCTATCGTCTGTGCGCTCTTAATATAATCGACTGTGTCCACTATTGGAGACCCTAGATCATAAGCGACGATGTGCTCATATCCTTCTATAGTGGTTATCTTGCTCACGTTGTTTCCCAGATCGGTTTGCAGCGTACCTATGGCAGTCGCATTAGTTCCGAGATATGTGACATTGGTCCCGAGCCAGCTTTGCGCGTCGTCTATTCTCGTTTTGTTTAGAGCTAGCCAGGAGAGGGCATTATCAGCTTTGGTTGCATTAGATCTAAGGTAGGTTACGTTTGTCCCGAGCCACGATTGGGTATCATCGATCCTGGTCTTGTTCAATGCTAACCATGACAAAGCGTTATCGGCTTTCGTGGCATTGGTCGCCATGTCCGTCTCAAGGGTTCCTGTTCGCGTGGCATTAGCCCATAGATCTGACTCTAATGTACCCACCCGAGTAGCATTATTACCCAAGTCCGTCTCAAGGGTTCCCACTCTACTTGTGTTAGAACCCATATCCGTTTCAAGAACACCTACTCGAGTATTATTAGCTTCCAACCATGTCGTTAAATTGCCCACTTGGGTGATATTTGCTTCCAGATTCGTAGCATTGTTGAGATCATAGCCGTACATGTCCACTGGGCCTTTGAAAGTTCCCCCAGGGTAGACGACGGCAGCAAAGGCAACGGTAGAAAGCAGCATGATGGAAAATAACATAAGCCATTTTAGTTTCATGTTCTAAGCCTCCGCTGACCACACATAAGGTTCACCAAGCGGCACAGTTGGATAGATATTTGTTGCATCTGCTCGATAAGCCGGGACTACCGCATTAGCTCCTGTGGCTACTATATTAACTGCCTTTGGAACAACTCCCAGAAGATGCGCTATGGTTTGCTCTCCACCTGTCCCTACAGAACTTGCTGTCGTTCTCATTCCTAATCCATCCGCTACCAGAACTTTGATTTCGTCCAAAAGTGTTTCAATTGCCCGAAAAATCTCTGTATCTGTGCTCCTATCACTTGGTAGTGCGGTCATAGTCAACGCTCCGAGCTATGCGCTTCTTAGATTCTTTGGGCTTTTCAACCTCAACCTCAAAACCGGTATCTACTTTTGTCTCTACTACTTTTGGGGGTCCAGTCTCAATTTGTTCCCAATCTCCGCTTTCCAGCCATCGCGTCCAAAGAATAGAATCGGGGGGTTCCCTAAGTTCCCCCGTCTTCTTGTTTCGTAGCATGGACGCCTCGCTATCTCAGGCCATAGGCTTCGATAGTCCCGCCCACTGTGGCCCCTGCGAAGAGGACATAGATCTTGCCATCTGCCTGCTTATATCGAGCGGTCTCCAGCGGGCCTACTACCAGCTCTTTTGCCCCACCCGTGAGAGTGTAGACCAGATCTCCGACATCTTTCCTGAAGGCGGGCATGATCGTTCCTGCCTTGATGGTGATGGTGTCGGTATTGGTGGAGGCGCTCAGGTGGAATGCAAGGATCAACTTCCGGAAAGCTCCGACCGTGAGCTCATTGTCGTTCGCTATGTCGACCGCATCAGGTACCTCAGCAGTATTGAATGTCCCTTCTTTGGCGCCGGACATATCGTTTATAAGGATTGTAGATTTAACCATTTAAGTCACCTCCTCAGGCCACGCTCGCCGTTAGGACGCCGAGATAGTCAGGCTGTACGACCTTTGCGCCATAGACATCGAGGCCCCTGATCACGTCCCTGAACTGGTCGGGATCCCTGATGGCTTCGACCTTATTGATCTGGTCTGCGAAGGTGATGGCCTTTGACGTGCCAAACAGACATCTATAGAGTGTTGTGGCAGTTGCGCAGGGCACATTATGGCTGACCAGGACGTCAAAGCCTGCCACCCGGCCTATAAAGCCATTCATGGCAGCCACCGTACCCAGGCCGGGGGCCGAAGCACCGGACATGTGGAACTCCTTCACGATCATGGCCTCGATCCAGGGGGGTACTACGATGAACCGTCCTTCCTGAGGGACCCTTGAGTTGGTCAGGAGAGTGGCACAATCGATCAGGACATTGAAGATGTTCAGCACCGCGGCTTCAGTCAGGACGGGCACGATAGCCGCCGCAGTCGTCCCGAGCCTGTTAGATGCGCTGGCCTCGCCCCAGAGTCCAGCAATGTACTGGTCGCGTGCGTCTGCGATGGCGTACATGGCCTCATCTCTAGCCTGACTTTCGAAATTGCCCATTGCCTGGGCCCTGTCCAAATCCTCGACAGCGAAATTGAAATATTTCTGTTGGGATATAATCAAGGTTGCCTCAGCATCGGTCAACTGCTCAGGAGCGCCCATATCAGTGCCCTTTGTGTAGTCTCCGACTGTGACCGGCCCGATGCCGGTTATGTGGAGGGTATCGCCCTTCTGGGCAAACTGGCCCTCGTAGTTCCGGTTTATTACACCGGGCTGCCCGTATACCAAGAACTTCCTGGCGCCTACGAGCAGATTAGCCTCCCAAAGTTCGGGAATGAAAGAATTTATCATCTTCTATATCACCTACGTTTTATTTATCGTAATCCACCCGGCCTTCGCTCTGAGCAAGATTAATCTCCTCGAGCGTCTTAGCATCAGCCGTCTTTGCTACTTTCTGGATCTCTGATTTAGTCCAGCGTTTTTTCGCCCCTGGCGTCCCAGGTACTCCAGCATTTCCGGCGCCTTGCGCTGCGGCTGGTGGGGTGGCTGTTGGAATCAAGCCGTCTGCCTTCATTTCGGCGATATCAGCCTTGATCTCCTCTGTTGTCTTGCCGCTCACCCGCTTCAGGAGTTTTGGGATCTTTTCCGCGGGGATGCCGGCCTCTAAGAGAGATTCCATTTTTGCAAGCTGTAGCTTGGCGCCATCCAGCTCCGTCTTAAAGCTATCTCGTTCGCCAGTAAGCTTCTCGAGATCGCTCCTGGCTCCCTCATCAGCATCTTTCTTAGCTTTGATGAGCGCCTTGGCGTCCTTAGTGGACATACCAAGCTCCTTTTCAAGAGATACCATCTTCTCCGCCCATCGAGCGTTGAACTGCTCTTGGTTCAGAATGAATTCGTTCCCCGGCTCCTTGTCTTTTACCGGTTGCCCGCCTGGTTGCCCTCCGGCCGGAGGATCTGCGGGAGGCGTACCCGCTGGTAATGGATTGTTTCCTGCCATAGAACTTCAACTCCCCTAGCTAGGCGCTAGGTGGCCATTCACATAACATGATCGTCAACTACTCTGGCCTGACGCCATTCTGTTCAAGCAACAGAGCTTATAAAACTTCATCTTGTGCTTGATTCCAGACCTCATCCACAGACTCACCGATATCCATATCCGGGAGAGGCTGCAAAATGCCGGCGTCATAGGCTGCCCTCAAGGCCGCCTTGCCGCTCAGTATCCGGGCATTCTTCAGGTTTGCCAATGTCGTTGCCCTGATCGATTGAATCTCTGCTGTCTCTTTAGGATCTTCAGGGATGCCGTCTTGAAGTTCGACTTGGATATCTTGGATTGGAACTATTGGATTATTGAGCTGAGACCAGAGATTTAGGACTTTAGGAATGGCCCGCTCCGCGGCCCGGGCATATCTGGAGACCTTCGCCAGGGTGGGGATCAGCCGGATCCTGAGAGCCGTGCCGCTCTCTGCCGTGCCAGCATCCTTGCCTGCTAGGAGGACCCGGGAGAGCTGGAGCATCTGCAAGAGCTGATCCATCTTTTGGTCAATGGCCCGCTCCACCGCCCCAAGCTCAGCCTGCCATACCATCAACCCAGGAGATTCCTCACCAGGGGCGCGGATGATAGGCGTGCCAGGTTTGTAAATCCATTCTTTGGTACTATGATCAAAGGTAGTTGCCGATTCCGGGATTACGGGAGTGGGGCTTGTGAACTTCGCCAGGACCTCATCCCGCTGGGCAAAAGACATCTCGAGGGATTCAATCAGAGTGATGATAGAGGGCTTATAATCTGACCGCCCGTAATAACGTTCTGAGCTAAGTTGGTTGTTGACTTGAACGATTAGGATATCATCCACATTGGGCTTTTGTAAACCTTTTGAGTCCGTTTTTAAGGAGGAGAATGCTGGAAAAGTCTTAAGATCCTTGGGACCAAGCAGTTTTCCATTATTTTCCTCAAAGATGATATGCTGGATCTGGGCTTTGGTATGGATTGTGAACTTGACGTATTTGGTTTTCTTCTGACCCCCCTCCCCGTCCTCCCAGGCCCGGAAGAATACGTAAGCCCAAGGCGTCTGAATATTATCCTGGCTAACGATCAAGAAGCAATTCTCGGGATTCAGCGCCTGGATGCCAGCATCAGAGATCTCGTAGAATCCAAGTCCATAGCGGGATACATCGATAAAAACCTGTTCATCCGGCCTCTCGGGCAAATCTTCCCGAGGGGTCGTGACTTGAATCTCCTCCCCTAAGAGGAGGTTAAGATAACTAGATGTGGCCAGCTCTGGCCAATCAAGGATAATTACCGGTTTCTTGCTGTCTTTAGGGGCATCCGCCAAGTAGGCGATATACCCGGGAAAGATCTTCTCATGCAATCCGTTATAGATTGCCCTGTTGCGGGCATGCTCCTGGAGGCGGGCCCTCTCATCGATATCATCCGGTGGCCAGGGTTTGCCATCAGCTATAAAATCCAGTGTCGTGAGCATCTATTTCTTGGGGATCTTCCCAGCCTCTTGAATTATCTTGAAATCATTCTGTTGAATCTTCTGATAGCACTCCTGGCAGCAAAGACGGTCTGTCAGCACTGTGAGCCCAAGCTTGTTTTCAGTGAGCCCAGGTACATGCGGTACTATAGGCGTGAACCGGAGCTCAGCTATTGGGACGGGGAAGGCAGCACCGATCCTGGAACCACATATAAGACAGATCATAGTCGCCCGCCCCTCAAGATTTCTTCGCCATACCAAACGCAAAGCGCTAGGGCAAAGAGCATATCATCGTTCTCTCCCCGCTCGGCCTCCATCTTCACGCGACCCTGTGCGCTCATCTCGGCCCGGAAGGAGAGCATCTCTCTTTCCACTAAGGGCCAGATGGGCATATTCGGGTTAACGTGGACCTTGCCAGCATCAAAGGCCCCTAGGAACTTGCCGATGAGCCTGGCCTTCCCTAAGTGTATAATGAATCCTTCGCGATTCAGGCCATTGCCAGGGGTTATCGTGACTGCCATGGCCCTTACGTGCTTGACCCGGAACATGTCATTGACTGCGACCCCCACCCCCGTAGCATCCAACACGAATTGGGGCGGAGATTGCTTATTGAACGCGGGGTTTTTTAGAGTTCTGACGACCCATTCCACGATCTGATCATAAGGAAGACCTTGCTTGCGATTCATGGCCACGAGAGAGTACTCAAACCTGGCCGGTGTTGCCGCGCCATTGATTATTTTTGCTTGGGCGTACTGCATATCCACAGCCGCCAGGGCACTCCAATCTCGGAGCTGGGCCGGATCAAGGGCTAAGATATAGGTCATATTTCAATAAGAGGAATACTGCTATCCATCGCTTTCATAATCGATTCATGGCTGATAAGCTGCGTTTCCGAGGCCACAAATTCACCCTCGTATTCCTGCGCAAATACGAAGGGGCCATGTCGTATCTTTTCTTCATCTAGGAATTCTTGTGAGATCCGGCTACATTCCTTAGCCACCACCCGGAGCTTGAGCCATTCTGGGCCGCCCTCTATCCATGTCTTGTAGAAATGCCCCCGCTGACCAAATGGAGTAGAGCAAAGGATAAACTTACATGATGGATGTACTGCCATCATGGGCGTGAGGCTCTCGTAGAGCTCGTCTGGGCACTGGGCGCTTTCATCTTCGACTATGACATCCGGCCTGGAGAATCCTCTGATAGTTCTCCCTTTAGTGCCACCCGGCAAACATAATATCCTTGATCCTGAATCTAGCCTTAAGCGGAGCTTTGTAGATTCATCAAAGATGGGCCTAGATGGGAGCTGGTCTATAAGGTCTCTGATCTTTCCAAAGTTCTCTTGGCTCTGGGTGAGGGCTGGAGCGACAATCAAACTGAGACTTTTAGGATAGAAAAGGGCACGGTGCAAGCACATCAAGGAGGACATGAAGCTCTTCCCCCCCTGGCGGTGGATGTTAAGACAGATTCGATTCTTTTGGCTATCTAACATCTGAGCTTGCCAAAAATCTAAAGTGATGCCGAAAGTGTCTTCAACCCAAAGAGAAGGAGTCTCCCGGTAAATATCATGAATTAGTTGGATCTCTTCTTGCCTTTCGTCTTTCTGCGAGCAACTCCAGGCGGGCATCGATATCTGTCCCATCTGTGATAGTGAGATTGACATTCCTATTTTCCGGTATAGTTATCTTGGCTTCGATATCTAGCCCTTTCATCATGGCCGCCATACAACCGCCAAAGGCCCGAAGATCATCCGCCTTAGCTTGTAGGGCAGCCTCCAGGCAAATATCCTGAGCATCCCGGAGTCGTTCATGAAGTGTTTTACCTTGTTTGATCAGTTTTTCGCGTTCGGCTGCCTTTATTGGTTCTGAGACATGGCCCGCTTTAATATGTCGTTCGACCGACGAATAACCAACCTTGAACTGTTTCGCGATGTTTCGCGATGTTTCACCATCAACGATATATTGATCTATCGCACATCGTTTTTTATGACAGCAAATAGTACATTTAGGGGGCACATGAAATCAATCCTTATAATCTTGAGAGGAATCCGGGCCGGGTTGTATATCTTGGATGTAGGAGGGATCAAAACAACCCGGCCCGCTTGGTGTTGATGCTGGCGAGAAGGCCCTTCGGATCTGCAGATCCGGGTCACGGCCTGTGACTATGATTTCCGAGCTTTCCGGGCCTTTCTCCGCCATCCACAATGTGGGCATACCACCGGCCTCTCCAAGCCGCCCATATCACCCATCAGGCCGCAGGGCTTATGGTAAGCCACCGGCCAGGAAGGAGATATCTCGAGGGGGCGAAAGTCTGTCCCAACATTAACATGAGATATCTCCTTTCCACAAAGACAGAAATTGCACCGGCAATCTTCGACAGTCTCCCCTTGGATTCCGTGCCCCTGGTCCACCATAGGACCAGATACGGCTTGAGAAGACGGCCCAAGGTCCCTAGGTTCGCTCGACACCCATTAAGTTATATCTCATCATATTTATCTTCTTGGTAAACAATATAGATTAATCTAATCTCTTGGAAATTTTCCAACCTCTCTGAGGTTCTATGAGACCTACCGTTTTCATCCGCTGCATGATGGATTGAGTTTTTGACATCTCCCACCCAGTCGCTTTAGAAATTGCCCTTACCGTCATCGGGCCGTGAGCCTCCAGCAAACCGATTACCTTCTCCCAGTTTGCTTGAGTTGCCAGGCATTGATTGTACTTTTGACTATTTTCAAGATACTCTCTGATCTTCATCTGCACCTCCATTTCGCAATATCAGTCTCGATTACTGGCGGCCAAAACAGCAGCTCGTCATCATAGCCAGCCCAGCCGCTACATACAGTGAGAGGCAAGTCTCGTAGACCCGTGGGCGAGCACCTGACCTTATGGATGCCCCCGATCATGAATATCCCCAAAGACCGGGTACATGTAGTACAGTTGTAGAGCATTATGGTTTCCTTCCTCGCAGCCCCTCAAGCCGGATATCGGAGAGGGAGCGACGGATCTGAGTAATCCTCCTCCTCATTGAGATACCTCTAAAATCTTGATCTTTGTTCCTTGGTTAGTGATCTCCATATCGACAATCTTGGTGCCCTTGCCAAAATCCCGGCTCTTGTGGATCTTGCCCTCGATGACGCTCTTGCCTTCGTCATCTTTGATCTTCCAGAATCGAAGAACTGACTTTGTAGCAAAGCCCGACTTGTCACCGAAAGGCCATAACCCCTCCCGGATCTGTTGCGGCGTCTTGTTCATATCGGAAACGGGCTGATTCACGTCTATGGCCAGGCCTCCAGTCCGATAGGCCCACTCCTTCAGGTCCCCCTTGATGGCGATCATTTCCTGCAGAACATGGCCCTGTTCGTTCTGTTTCATCCTAGAGTATTTCACCAAGACGGGCATGCCCAGGCTATCAATGATGACCAGATCAGCATCTGGAAGGTTCCGGGTGATCGTACTGAGCTCTTGAAGGGAAGGAGTATAGAGATAATAGAGCCCTGGCCCCTTGACCTGAGACTTTATCCCTTCCCCAGGTATGAATCGGAGCTCCTTCCAGCCCTGGAGCTTGGCCAGCCTATCCCGGGTCTTCCTCCCGACGTTCTTCTCCGTGTCAATATAGACTACCCGGGCGCCCTTCTGGCTGGCCTCCTCCGCCACCGCCTGGCAGAAGATCGTCTTGCCTACTCCAGTATCCCCGAAGATCTCCAGGACATCGGAATCAAAGAGCTGCAGGAGCTTTGCTAAGAGGGAGTCCTGCCATGCAGGCTTCTTGGCATCCTCCTGGATCCCTTGGTTCTCAGGCGGTGCCTTGACCTCCTCCCCCGAGTTGCTCGTCTGGTTGAGAAACCGGGCTGGCTCCACCGGTTCATCCTCATCCGCCGCATCCGTGAAGACTAGGATCTCGATGAGTGCATCCCTTAGCGCTGGATCAGAGGTGACCAATTTGCCATCCTCGATCCCGCAAGTCTGACCTCCAGGATCCAGGAGGAATCTCTTTCGACCATCCTCGTCGATGCCCTCAGATATGCTCTGGCCACTGCCCATAATAAGGACCTCTAGGGCCTGGCGGAGCAGTGCTATAGTTATTGTTTTGGCAGCCATCTTTTTATTCCTCCACAGCCGCAACGATGCGGTCTCTGATGTTCTCTATCCGCATGAGCGACGCACCGACCTTACGGCAGAGTATATCCGTTCTGCGATCTCTGCCAGTGGCAATCTCCAGCAGACCCATAGTCTCCTCAATCTCCACAGCGAGCGCATTCAGGAGCGGGGTGAGATCGCCCGTTGTCTTGACTTTGCTTTTGGTTCGAAGGGTCTTCCTGACTCCGGTTAGCTTCACATTCTCAGGTTTGTCTGGCGCCTGCGTTATTGTAGCCTCAACTCGATTCCAAGCCGACTTAGATGGCCATCCCTCCGGCTCAGATGCCGATTCCATCCTGGGTTCGCCTGGGATTCCGAAATCCTGTTCTGTTTGATCTTCCTGCATTTCTATTCCTCCACGTTCTGTCGTTTCAACCACACTTTAAGACAATCAGAACAAAATATCCATCCATTTTTATTATTCTGCTGGGAGGGTGGTAATGGGAGGTCGCAATACTCACAATCTTCCCATTCACCGTCTTCGTCTAGGTCCCGGCCATCATCAGCATAATGATGGGTTGGCTGTAACGTACCCAAAACGCTCGGCTGTAACTGTTTTTCATTAGGTTGTAACGCATCGGAAACGGTGTTTACAGTGTCTGATTTTTCGACATCGTCTGGCTCAACTAGATTTTTTGTAACGACCCCAGTCAAACTCTCTTTTACTACAATGATGTTATCATGATTATTCAGAGCTTTCAATAATTGCTTGTATATCGTTACATTCGTTACAATGTCCTTACTGTTAGTGTAACTATCCTCTTTCAAGATCGTTACAAGATCGGTACTATCGTTACAAGTACTATAATGGGTCTTTATTGCCGCCATAAATGTGTCAAAGGTGATTTCATCGAATAATAAGCCTCTAAATCCTCTAACAGGAAGATTTAGAGCGTTGTTCGGTCTTACAGTTCTTGAAGCTTCGCCATTTTCCTTTCCGAGGATAAAGGAGAACTTTTTCCTGCTAACCTTCGCTCCAATAACGTATTTAGTATATTCCTCAAATTTTGAAAATATGAAATCCGATGATGCCTGCCACTTATTAATGTCTCTACATAGAGGATCAAATTCTATAAACTTCTCAATAAAATCCGAAACCGAATAGCTCTGCTCTTCATAGCGTTCAAAGTCATCGCCCACTCTGTGAATTTTTCTATCGAGTGCTATATATTTTGCCCTTAATATAATTAGATTCAATATACCGCTTAACTCCTGGTCAGAAGTCAGCTTTTTAAGCAAATGTCGATCTGCTTTCTTCTGAAGAGGATCTTTTTCATCCAAGATATCAACGAACTTGAAAGGCATTACCACCCGCGTAAATCTCCGAGTGAACCCATAGCTGGTATCCTCAAAGATAGGCATGGAATTTGAATCAAAGATAAGTTGGGTGTATGCCCGGAATCTCGCTCGGTCCTTGTTCTTCACATCCGAGGAAAGCCAATCATTGCCGCTAATCTTTTTAATGAGTTCAGTCTTTGTCTTGTTTGGATTGGTCTCGGAGGAAATACAAATTCGTGCTCGGCGAAGATAGCCCATTGCAAAACGTGAGTTCATCAATTCTTCCAGGCTGATAGCTTCGGTGACATCCGATCCAAAGAAAGCCTGTAAGATGGCCTCATAGACATGCTTGCCATTGCTACCATGCCCCGTCAAGAATAATAAGTATTCGAATTCCGTCAGGCAGGCGCATGCTACTATCCAGTCAATAAGCGTAAGCCTGTCATCATCATTAGAGCACGATTCTTTTAAAAACTTTATAAATTCGGTTGGCCTCGCTTCTGGATCATAAGTCACAGGACATGATGAGGTCAGGTAATAACTCGGTGAATGTTCTAGGAATCCGACTGTTAGGAGATCTACCACCCCGTTCTTTATACACAACAAATATGGGTTCTGATCGAAAATTGTAAAATCTTCCATTGTGCGGAGGAAGATCTTCTTTTGGGTTTCCTTCGATGCATTAATGGTATAGAGCTTTCCGGCAGTGCGGTCGAGTATTCTATCTATCATTAATTTTCCGTCATTTCTATAATATCCGTTCTCATAAACCCATATCTTTTCGTCTGGTGTCGAAACAATACTAAACGCATTTATTACAGCATCCGCCGCTTTGTCGGCGTTAAATTGTGCTTCGTATTCTCCCGCCTTTGGGCCTTTGGTTATTAGCTTTTGATCAGTAACATCTTCAAATGATATTTCTGGATGTGGTTTCTCTTCTCGGCGCGGACTTTCTTTAATTGGTTCTCGCACTTTTCTTTTATATGACGGTTCATATAATTCTCTTAAATCTCTCCAGCCCTTGTTAATGCAGCTCTTGTGCTTGCAGCCTGCCGCAATCGCGCCTGAATTGAATTGTATCGCCCATGCGGATCGATCCACATGCGATGAATCCCAGGGGCATTTCTCTAAAACATAAATTCGCCCGCCTCCGCCCTTAGCCAGTTTGCTTCGGAGTATATCGATTCCATGCGAAGCTAACCATTGCTCAAGATCGATCTTCCCCAGAGGGCGTTCATATCTTTCTTCTTGTTCTTTTTGCCTGAATCCCCATCCAATCCCAGCAAGAAGCTCTTCGGGCACCGCCCGTATTTCGGCAGGAATTTCTAAAAGGGCGGATCTCCTCCATGGTCGTTCAGGAATATTGCCACCTTTTCTGGTTATGGTGCCGTAGGCTTTCCATATCCGCGCAGCATTGAAGTTAGCAGTATCGATTTCAATTTTTTCATCACTGAATATCGCGTTGAGTGCCTTTAATACAAGTTCAACGCTCTCGGATGCGCTTTCATTATTTGGTAGGTCGATAGCATAAAGAAGATGAGCACCATTTCCGCTGTCTGCTAAAACTGGATCTGGCCACCCAAGAGATCTCAAATGATCTCGGACTTCTTTTGCCCTTTCTATCGCTGCCTCGTGCTCTTCATCTGTCGAAGAAATATCAGAAGGTCTCTTCGGATCAAAATCGATTGGCAACCAGCGCCTTCTTTCTATGTCGGCGTCTGATGTAGTGGCGATTCCATCTTTTGGGGTCGATAAAGAATCAGGCCGCCGAGCATAGAGGGCCGGATTTATTTTATTAAGAACGAAATAAATTCCTTTATGCTCACCGGTTTTATCGAGAATGCCAATTGTATCCTCAAATTTTTTAAGATCTTTATAATATCCGCTTTGTACGACCCCCTTCGTTTTTCCAAGTGCCCGGAGTTCAATTATATCCCCTGACGTAAAAAAGAATGATAGAGCACTCATAACTCAGAACTCTCCAACACTCTGATTTTTTCATGCTCCAGAAAATTTTGTGTGTTCTCAGGAACATTTTCGCCAGAGACAATAACCATCGAAAGATTTTGATATTTCATCTTTAGTATATGATGATATGTTTTTAATTGGCGAATTGCCGCACCGATATCGTTTAACTTTGGTTTTACCTCAACCAAAGTATAAAACGCACTTTCATAATATTCATTAAATTTAAATTCTTGAAATTCCGCATTTACCTCCGCTTTTTGGGATATGGAAATTAATAAATCCGCATATCCTATGATGAAATTTCCATTTCGGCAAATGATCTCGGTCTCATAATTTACGTCGTTCGTTACATCAGTTGAGATCAGATCAATTGATTGACCATGTTCCAATATTTTTTGGCGATCACGCTCGGCCCAATTCGATCCCGCTCCTATCATCCATGCAACATCTTTCTTACCCCAACGATCGTAAATGAGAACTTGCGCTTTTTTTGGAAACTCGAGTAGAGGTATATCGCCCGATATTTTTCTCAAATTCTCTTCTGAAAGGCACTTAATCAATAAGTTATCATGATCTGTCCCTTTCGATTTGAAAAACTCGTCATGGAAGCGGCTCATAGGGCAGCCTCCGGTAAGCTATAAATACTATCCAGTAAGAACTTCATTTGTAACACCTTTTGCTCGGAGGACGCACAAACGTCCTTTGGGCTTCTATTCTCTACTCGATCCCTGCTATCTTCTCGATCCATTCTTCCCAGGACCGAGCTCCACTCTTCTCCTTCAGCTTCTTGAGCTTGGCGTGCTTGGCCTCCGGGAAACGCAGATTCATGGTCTTTATCCCTTCTGACATCAGTCTTTGATAGTGGCTTTGATGGTATATCTATCTTTCGGTATATGCCCGCGCTCATGTCCGCGCTCTCCTCCCGCTCTTGCGCTTCGGATGCCATCTCTCATCCTCCCCTCTTCTGCGTATGGTTCCACCTCCCCAGAAATCTCCCCGATCACTCTCTCAGTCTCCTCAAGTCTGTGGAGGAAGAACTCTCGATCCTCCCGGAGCCACTGGAGAGCCTCGCCGTTCGGCACAAGAGAATGGCTGGCAATCACGATTCCCGCTCGTTTCCTGGCATCCTCATGGGCCTGCTCAGACAACCTATGTCGGTGGAGTGCAGCAGCATCAAAAGCGCTCCAATCCCTATCAACCTCAGCGGCCATCTTCAATCCGTCCTCCTTATCGTTGCCTTGACTCGGTCCGATCTGTACTTCTCAGCCGGTTTGAAATCAAGGCATGAGTTCGGATCTTTGTTTCCGGGATTGCACATCCCCCGCCAGTACCAATCACATTGCTCGCAGGATCGGCTCACGCTTCTACCTCAAACTTCGAAAGATCGACCTGTGGAGGCGTCCGAGACTCGAAGACAGCGCTCTCTAGATTCTTGGTGGCCTGTTCATAATAGCTTCTTTTTAATTCAAATCCCAAGAACCGCCTGCTATTCTTCAAGGATTCATACCCCTCACTTCCAATACCGGCAAAAGGCGAAAAGACAAGATCGCCGGGATTCGTCCACAGTTCTAATGCTCTCCTTATAACCTCAAGCTGAAGAGGCGCTATGTGTCTCTCATCCTTATCCTCTCTGGCGGAGGTTCTTTGAAGAGTATCGGATGGATTAATATCCATCCAAATAGGAGATGCGTATCTCTGCCACACAGAAACAGGAAACTCTTCTGCTGTATGGGCGACTCTTTCAGGATTCACTCCAGGTTTGCGGAAAGTTATCAGGTAATCAGGTATCCCCTGACGGCACATAGTAGAATCTTTCTTAAGTTGTTTCCAGAGTAGTCCGAGTGCTTTCGTGCGCTGCATGGCGACCACTGGGTCTTTCCAAATACAGACTTCAGAATGATAGATGAACCCCGCTGATTCGAATATCCTGATCAATTCGCCCCGGAAATCTCGTATTCCAATTCTACCATGTCGTTCTTTTGATGAGGGAAGGTTCATGCAATGAACCGACATAAGACGGCCAGGCATCAAGACTCTGTAAAGTTCATTGGATAGATAAGAGAAATGCTCAAAGAACTCGCCATCATCTCGACAATTCCCCATATCTCTTTCAGAATTCGAATAGGTATATAGGCTGGAGAATGGTGGGCTAAATAATATATAGTGAATGGAATCGTTGCCTATAGTCTGGATCTCATCGCAACAATCGCCTAACCTCATCTCCCACCCATCGCCTCGGGAGATATCCCTTTCATACGCTTCAGTATCCCTTTTTGTCTGCTGAAGATTCTGTTTTGTTATCTCCTGGGTTGATGCTATCATGTTTTTGAGCATACTGTCAAACTCCCTCTCCTTCCGTTGAATATTCTTGACTACTGCCCCCTCCGCCTCAGAGGTTATGACATAAACGTTGACTTGTTCTGTCTGTCCGAATCGCCAAGATCTACGCACTGCTTGGTAATAGAACTCGAACGAATCTGATAATCCAGTAAATATTTGATTATGGCATACCTGTAAATTCAACCCATGCCCTGCTATAGATGGTTTGGATACAAGGACGCGGCTCTCTCCGTTGGCAAAATCTAGTAGCGATTTGGCCTTATAATCAGAATCATCAGATCCCTTAACCTCTACCGATCCAGGAATGGCAGACTTTAAAGCACTCGACTCTCCATTTAGATCACACCAAACCAACCAAGAATCTCCATTAGGTGAGTCATTCACAAGTTTAGATGCCATCTCTACCCGGAGATCCAGGCTATTCCGTCGTGCTCCTCTCCTATCCTGGAGCGTCAGGGCTTCCTTAACTCGATAGCCCGTTTTATCAACTACGATAGACTGAATATTGATCGGTGGTAGCTTGAACCCATTATCATCATATCCCAGATCTGACGGCATCTGCATCATGACGGCCCAAGATGCAACCCACTGCCAAAATGGTTTAATAGCATGCCCCTTGAGCCGCCATTGTGATGTATTTCCCCCATCATGGACGAAGAAGGTAGATAACATCTCGGTTCGGGTCATCACTCCGAGAAATTCAGCATGATTCCCCAGTTCCATGTGATCATTGGGAGCAGGTGTCGCGGTGCAGGCCAGTTTAAACGGGGTATTAAGAAAATTTGTTATAATTTCATTTCTGAATTTTCCATCATAAGATTTTAATATAGAACTCTCATCTAATACAATTCCTTTAAAATGTTTAGGATCGAATTTATGTAACTTCTCATAATTGGTTACATTGATGCCGGGTTTAATATCCTCTTGACTTTCACATATAGTAACTGGGATATCGAACTTTGTTCCCTCTCGTACCGTCTGATCTGCAACTGCTAAGGGGGCCAGGATTAGGATATCTCCTTTAGTATCAAGATGGACATGCCAAGACCATGTCAACTGCATTGCGGTTTTACCAAGACCGCAGCCAGCAAAGATACATGCCTTGCCTTTTTTCAGAGCCCATGCTACTATGTCCCGTTGGAAATCAAAGAGCTTGGGATTGAGTTTATCCGGTATTATCTCAAATCCTGTGGGGGTGATAGATGTCCGTTTTGATACGAGGAAATCCTGATATTGCAACACGCTCACCTCCAGCCCCCTCTCGGCGCCCTGAATATCCTGGGATGCCGTCCCGAAAGATTGATGTGGTAGAGTGGCCATAGGCGCACCACACGAGGTCGCTCACCAATCCTTCTGATGGAAATGACCATTTAGATCACCTCATCGGCTTCTGGAAAATTTAAATTACAGAAAGTTGTAAATATTTTTTTAGCTGACCTATCATAAGCACGCGCCGCATCCACTTCGTCATCAAAACACCCAACATACATATGTCGATATTCAAAAGCTATTTCTACCTTCCATTTCTTATGCTGCTTATTCCAACAGACTCCTTTGAAGCGACTTGAACAGTTTCGACGCTTGCGTTGATTTGCATTATTCTGAGAACGTGATACTAGCCGTAGGTTGCTTCTACTGTTGTTAAGTCCATCATGATCGATGTGATCAACTTCCTCACCCGGTAATAATGCTCGTGATAACATGCATTCAAGTATTGTTCGATGCATAGAAATCAATTTGCCATGTTTTTCCGGACAATTTCTATGTGCATAATATCGATTTCCCATACGATGTGCACACCATGTAAAAACACATAGAGCCTCGTCACTTTCATCGATAATAGCTGTTTTACCCTGTGTCAATTTTAGTGTGATCATCCTGCCCATCCCCCCAAGAAGTATCCTCCCACTAGCGCTAGGATGCCCAGGAAGCCAATGATCGTAATCTCCTGGTCGAAAGTCATAGCGCCTCGTTCAGCTTCTTGATCAGCTCATCGATAGCCGTCTTGCCGCCCTTCGCCTTGAGGTGGAATCCTGTATCCCCAACCTCTTTTCTCAGATCGACACTGGCCCTCTCCCGCTCCTGACGGCTACTGCGAACGAATTGAGATAGGCTCATAGCATCTCCCAAGCCCACAAGCCAACACCGATCAGAAACATGAGCACCCAGGTTAGCCCGGGCTCCATTCATTTTTAGCTTTGGCTCTCTATGTGAGAGTCCTTCGTTCTTAATCCTATCGATCATGATAATTTTGTGGTAGTGGAACGAAAGTGATAGGTAAGGGGAGTGAGCGGGAGGGTAGCGGGATGCAACACACGAGAATGGTCCGCCCGGCTCCCCACATTTAGACCTCTACTTTATCATAGGAATTCTGGAAGATCTGCCGATCAACAGGATAGGGCTCTCCTGCAATACCGATTACTAGATAGTCTCCTGCCTTGCCCCTCATGATGCCTTCCAAAGTCTCCACCTCAAATTCTTCGAAGATCTGCTTTGCGCGAATCGTGAGGGGGCGCTTGGTGTGTTGTGGAAAATCCTTCCAGACCAGAGTTTCGGATTTGAATTTCAACATCTATGCTCTCCCCATCAAAGTACCTCGGAAATGGTCGCGGTGGGCTTTTCCGTGATGTCCACGAAATCCAGGTTAAGGCCTTCTGCTGCCTTCTTGAACTTCCCAGCATTCAGATCCAAGAGATTGTAGAACCTATGCTCGACTGCCCAGGATTTGGCCTTCTCTGCCTCATAGTTGAAGACCTTCATGAGCCGTATCCCCACACCAGGAGCGGGCTTCTTGTTCTGCGTCTCAAGGTAAGCCTGGATGGTTAGCTCTCGGACCGTCTCACTTATCGCTGCCTCTTCCATCTTGATTGAACTGAGGGAATTCATGAGACCGCTATTTTCCAGGCAGAACTTTTCATAAGCCGCCTCAAATTCTGTGTCCATAGTTGAATGAGCTTGGCGCATCTTTTTCAGGATGGTAATTTGCTCCTCTAATTCAGATGCCATGCTCAAGCCACCCCCCTCGCCCTGCTTCGCGCGTTATCCTGGGCCTCAGCCTCCCAGATGCTCTCGCGCAGGGGTATAATATTGAGCTTTGGCTCCTCATGCGGCTTGGGGCTATCGAATAATGCCATGTGTTTGCACCTCTCTCCCTTCGCGGACTGCCTATATAGATAGTCAGGACATGAGCAGGCCTCACGTTTCACCGTGTAGTAGGCATCCTGCTTCTTGTTCAGGACCAATTTAACCTCGCCCATGTCCAGAACTCCATCCTCAAAATCGAGCTGCAGATGCTGGGCCAGGTTTTCAACCTCTTTCCGAGGCCTTGTTATGACTTGGATTTGATCATGCATCTCTCACCGCCTCCGATACTATCGTATATCACCCTTACTATTTAATTGTTTTGGTTGATTCATCCAATTTAACCAAAACAACCAACCGAAACAATTATATGTTAAAAGAACTTATAAATAATTATGAGCACTCTAGCAGTTCCTCAGGTGAGCGAAATGAAGCTTAGTTTAGCGAATGAGGAACGGGAGACAATTATAGATCCAGTATATAAAAAGATAGATAGGAATGGAAGGATCTATATCAGCATGGATCTCGCGGGGCAAGAGGCCCTGATAGCGGTAATCAAGCCGAAACCAGAGGATAAGATAAGATATATCAAGGTAGGGAGGACTCCTTAAATCTATAGAGGAGATTAATCATGAAAAAAATTATCATCCCACTGATCGCGATAATGCTCATCGCGATACCGGTCCTGGCTTCAGATGTTGAGATGAAGGCTTATGCAGAGGGGGCCTTGCAGGGCCAAAGCATGATATCTCTGTGTGCGACTAATTCCTTAGTTACTTTATTGGATGACGGAAGTCTTGGAATAGTGATTCAAATTAAACCAGGAGATGAGAGATATCTACAACTCATAATCTATCAGGGGTTCGATGTCTGCCAGAAAGTGGTTGCCAGATATCCAGATTTGCCACAGTGTATTTTATTGATTGAAGATCAATCCAGAAAATATCTAGCCACAACCGTCGCGTATGGTCCTAACTGGAAGTCCGCTTGATAGATGCCATCATTTGAGGAATCTATACACCCCTGGGACGAGGGCACCCTCCAGCTACTCAAGACGATCCATGTTGAAGAGAAGCGATAGGAGACCAAGCCATGAAATCTTATGAAGATTATCTCAAAGATCCGAAAATCGAGGGCTGGTATTCTCTGGCTGATCAGATGCTCCGCGACATCTTGGTCGAGCTGGAGCGACTGAATAAGTATCATCTGCGATTGGTGGACATGCTTCATGAGCACACAAAGAGATTGGATGACATAGAAGATGACGTTGTGCTAGAGACGATCATTGATGGCAAAAAGAATAAAAATCATAGAGGTCCTGGATATATATACAAAAAGGGGGTTATCGAGGCCATTGCATATTGGATACCCTGCCATTGCATAGTTATTACTGCATACAACAAGAATAAAAGCGATAAACCTCATAAAGACAAGAAGACACATGGATCAGCAAGAAAAAATGGTTTGCCCAAGGTGCGGCAAAGCTGACCTAGCATTTGGAGAATACCCGCTCGTTATCCTGGATAAGGCTATCGGAGATTTTCCCGGTTTATCTTGCCCGAATTGTAAGTTGACTTGTTTTGATGAGAAAACATCTAATATTATCAGAAATAAAATTAGAGACCATAAGATGCAGCCCCTTAATTCAGAGGAGCAATGCCTATTACTGTTATATGCTTCAAGCAAACCGATACGAGGTGCCACTGTTTTTATGAAAGAGGCATTTTTATTATTTGAAGAAAAACTCAAGGAATTCGATATTCCTGCTTTGTCTCCTCATTACATTGCTTATCATTATGGCCCATATAGCTTTGATATAGAAGACGCATGGCGTACATTAGATGAGTTGGGATTAATCAAAATCGAAGGCCAAAAATCATCGAGGAGAGAGACATTCTACCTGACTGATGAAGGAGCAGAAAGAGCGAAAAAAATTTTTGACTCATTGCCGCCAGAGCTTCGAAATAATCTATATGAATGGCGAAGAGGGTTAGATGAACTTGGGCGAGATGGAATTCTCAAGGTAGTATACCTAGATTATCCTGATTTTCGTGTAAAATCGAAGATCGTGAACGAAGTTTTACCAAATTGGGCACATAGGAGGGGGGCCTAAATGAGGATTGCAAATGTGTCCATAGAAGGAGACCTAGATGATTTTGGCGGAAGAGCTTTAATTGTTAATACAGATTCCGAAGTGGGCACCTTTAAAACTCCAAACCGTGCCATGACCTCGTTCGAGTTCCAATATAAATCCCAACTGCCGTTTAGACCCACATTAAAAAATCAGGTATCAGAAATAGTAGAGAGATTTTATGGAGATAAATGGATCAAATTTACAAGCACAAATGGTTCTTTTTATAGAAGGAAAAATAACCTCGATAAATATTCGGCCAAAATGGTTTATACAATAAAGAGATTTTACCCGCAAATTGCATCTGAGATAATTATATCAAAAGAAGACATACATCAATTATTAACGCTTCAAAGAATGGGTGATTTAGATTTCATTAGCATGCCTAACCTTCATCCTTCCGAGTCAAATTTCGAAAAAATTTCAAACTCATTTACGCAGGAAGTTCTTGCGGATAAAAAGGAGCCTTTAATATATTTGGACATGGGTTTAGAACCCCACCTCTTTCGGGATCGGTTTCGGATACTTCTAGAATTATCGCATTCGGACCAACTTCACAGCATTGGCTTAATATATCGATCTATTGAAAGAAATAACCAAAATTATGTTAATCTTTCTGATTGACTGCTATTGTGTCGATATCGGCCCTCGCGGCTGCTATTTTCATATTCAAATCTGCTATCTGCTGATTGAGTGTAATCTCAATCTGTGTAATCTTCCCAGCCAGGACCGCCTTCTGAGAGTCAGCAGCCGCAATCAATTTCTGGATTCTAGCCTCTATTACTATGATCTGAGCCGAGGCGTTATTTACAGAATCCATATCACTCACACTTAATACCATATTATCACTTCCTTTAAATTAATAATCCTTTCGACCACGCGAACCATCGGCGGATCTCGATTGCTGATAGTTGTCTGCTCCACCAGACAACCTCATCAAGCATCACGCTGCTTGGATAAGCCGGGTCGGCACATCCTAATGATATTTCAGCACCGGTCGTGGTCAGAGTGCTATGAGTCCCAGTACCTACCAATGCTCCATTGACATATAGTGCCAATGCACCACCGCTTGATTGAGTGAGCGCGATATAATACCATTTTCCAATGTCAAATGTAATGGGGAACGCTATCCGGGCATCAGTCCAGTCAGTCCAAACATGTAGAGTAGGAACGCCTGCAGCGTTGTAGTAATATATCTGCATCTGGCCCTTGGTTCCTGTTTGAGACCACCAGGCCAATAAGCAATAATAAACACCAGATGCCGGAGTGGCGAGGACGTTTAACCATAATTCCGTCGACCACGCGCTGTTTGGAATGCTAATACCAAGATCGGTGTTGCAAAACAGGCGTTTGTCAGTATTTGGATTGCCAAAATTCGCGCAATTAGCGAATCTTCCCATAGTGAAAGTTACCGAGTTCGCGTTAGTGAGTGTGTGTGCATTTCCTGAAAAATCGTTGACGTTCTCCAGGTGGTATCCGGCTAGGAGATTTGGTCGCGGCCACAATTCACCTACGCTCACGAGAGATACCTCCAGGCTTCCGGAATCCACCAAACTTCTATCATGGCATCAGCTCCAGGGGTGGTGGCATGGCCGCTGTCATAGTCTATGGTGACGATTGAATCTTTTGCGATGACTGTCGTTGCCGTGGCTAATGTAGAATTACATTGAGTATCTACTCCTAGGTTCTGCCCTGCGGTTTGTGATAATTTTGTGGTTTGGATAGTTGCGCCGTCATCGTTTATGTCCCAAACACCTGCCGTGGTGGTGGGCGCGGTCTCATAGCGGCTCCTGGCATCGAAAATTAAGATATCACAATCAGGTATCCATGTTTTGCCTATATTGACGGTGGCTGTGTTGCCGGGCATCGTTCCTGGGACATAGAATACTTCTTTCAAGCTTTTATGGATACAATATTTCATGTCGGTGAAGCCTGCTGCGAGGGTGTTTCCTTTCAGCGTGTAAGTTACGGTATTCGTGGCATAGGCCGCGGTGATTATCCTGGCCACCTGGAAGCCACCGCCCGATTTTTCCCACTTAATGATAGTTCCAGGGGAATACATTTTGTCATAGAGATTCGCGTTGCCCGTATCTGTAACGCTGAATGAAGTATCACTAACTCGGGCCGGTGTCCCGGGGAAGGCGGTCCAAAACTTAGCCGCTCCCTCAACCACCCCCAAAAGTGTCTTTGTCTCAGCAAGCGTCTTTTTGATGAAGGCCCCCGATCCGGAAGCCACAAGGAAATCATTTGCTGCAGTCGCGAGGGAGTGGAGGATCCTAGCATCTAAACCGGCCCGCACCGCTTTCTCTGAAGGGACATTGCTATCACTCCCAGGAGATCCCACCGCAGTCACAAGGCCTAGGCCGTTCTTAAGAGTCTTGCTGTTTGCTCCGTCCCATTGTGGAATATTCAAATCTGTATTGGTTGCGGGACCAATCACTGACAACGCCGGCAGAACCAGAGGCCGTATATCAACATTCACAATGCTCGTAGTCCCGGCCCGGACCAGGATCTCGGCAAGAACTATCCCTGTTATGGCCGAGAAATCTGCAGGATATGGTTCTTCATATTTCTGCCAGGTGCTCTCTCCAGTGGGTTTGATCGCCATTGCAGCACCTTTGGAGACACTCAGGACTGCGCTAGAATTGAGATAGAGGACATCAATCCTCGGAAGAGAGGGATCCGACGCATCGATGGCTACATTTGTAACTGAGAGCTTCTCCCCCTTCACGGCATTTAGGATGTACTTGAAGGCGCTGACATCCACACTCATATTTGAGCCGGCCCCCCGTTCTGATATTGTAGGCGTCTGGCCAGGGATTACATAATAGCCATTGATGGCGTCCCACATTGCTATCAAATGGATAGCTCTAAGGGTATGTGTTCGCAGTAGGTTAGTCCTTATCGTCATTTCTGAGACCTCCGGAATATTTCGATTAAGCTGGCCTGGCGGTCCTGGATAGTTGCCTTCTGAGTTATAATTGCAGGTTCCATGGCTTTACAATTCTGGAAGCCCATTTCCAGAGTATATTCTGAATATGGGATTGGGACCATATGAAGATCATGAATGGCTTCTGTGAACCATCGGCGTTGATTAATTTCCGCGATCAGATCCGGACAGAGCCATGCAAGAAATCTCCGCTTAAGATTCATCTGCATCATTGAGGGCCTCCAGAGCCTTCTTCTGGGCTTTTACCGGCGTGTAGATGGCTGGCATATGAATAGAAATTGTTGATGTAAGTTTGGGATCCTTCTTTTTCATTCTTTCGGCCCTCTCCGCTTCTAGTCTGGCCGCTCGGATATGCTTGATGGCCTGGGCCCGGGTTTGGACGAGATCCCCCCGGGAATCGGTCAACCTATAGCGGATCAGCAGGACCCGGCCATCAGGTGAACGCGGATCAAGATCGTATATGGAGAAGAGTGAATAGGCCCCTATAGCATCGTCCTGGCCCTGGCTCTCTGTTATCCAGTACCGATTGTGACCCAAGTAACGGGCAGGAATAGCATCTCCTACTTGGTCGTTCTTGCCAATACAAGAGCAGAGATTATACTCTGCAAGCCATTCAATTATATCCTTGAGTTTTATATAAGTGATGGGCTTCTCATCCACTTCGGGCACGAAACGGGCCTCTGGTAATTTAAATTCTCCCATAATTTAACCTCAAAACGCGCTTATGATAGCATTAACATTAATATTCCCAGATACAGAGCATCGGACTGTCGAAGATCCCCCGAACTCGGAGACATTTAGGATTATGGTATTCTGCTGGCCTACAGTAACGAGATTGCTGATGTCTATATTTGAGATCTGATCTCCTATATATAAATTTGTAAATGATGATCCGGGGACATCGGTGCCATTGACCCGCACCCGTAGAGTCAGATAATGAATGCTATTCCCGACTGCATATTTCTTGATCAGCCCTTCTAGGACGGCCAAGCCCTCAGGATGTGAAGAGGAGCCGGCTCTAGTCTGGGAAGTCTCATGTGTGGTCTCATGACTCTGAGATCCAGCATCATTTGTGTAATGCGATGGGATCGGATGGACATGGGAATATGGCGAGACCCCTACCGTTGAATAAGATACGTTATGAACATGGCCCCCCGCCGATCCCATGCTAAGCGATATAGAAACACCAGAGCAATAATAGCAGCTAATTGAATGAACATGCGCTGGGGAGCCGCCTGCACCACATCCCCCGGAGGCAACCGCATTGGAAACGCTTCCAGATCCGGACAAAGAATGTGCATGCGATCCCGAGGTAGTCATAGATGATAAACTATCTACACACATATGAAAATCGTTGCTCGATTGACCCGTAAATCCTGGCACGTTATGGGCGGTCTGAGTTTTGGCTGATGTAGATCCCCCGCCATATCCTCCATGGCTCCCGACATTGCTGTGAGGGCTGGCTGGGGTGGAGGCCGAATAAGTTGATGACTTGAACCAATCTATGCGGAGGTTTAAAAGGACCATGAAGGGGAAGTTGGGATCTATCTCGCCGCTGCCTATCGTTTTATCGTCAGGATCTTTCTTGGAATCGTCAGTAGAGGCTAGAAGAAATTTATGGGCAATCTCCTCAAAACTGTCTATATTGGTCTCGGGGAGAGACCAGGACCAGGCATTCTTCGTGTGGGCCCCGTAAAAGGAACTTAAGATCTGCTGGACCTCTTCACCCGCCTTTAGTAATTCTCCCAAGGTCCTGAGCCTCTGGCCTACCTCCAGGACCATATCTCCCGCAGACCTCATCTGGATATGTTTGATCCTGCGGACGATAGGCTGATAGCCGGAGCGGATCACGCCAACATAGTTGCCTACTCCTTGACTCCAATCCTGGTCAGGGATCCGGACGTTATAGATGATGGGATCCTGGACATCGGAAAATACCTTCCCGGTGGCCGTCCTGAGCATGGCACCAAAGAGCCCTCCCGCCTGATAGACAGCCTCTCGCCAGGTCCCGGGGGTGGAGAGATCCAGCGATGCGGCACATTGTTGAGTTATCCCTGCCCCTGCCCCCTGGCCTAGGAGCGCCTGAAGCCGGCCGCCGTAAAGATCGGCCCCCCCCACAGAGATCTCGGCATTTTTGCCGTGGATATAGGTAGCTACTGGAGAGGATTCTGAGCCCTTCCCGACCGCGGCAACGCCATCCAGATAAGCATAACCATCTTTTTCATAGCGGACATTATATTCTAATCCAGCTGCCAGGATCAGGGCTTTGATGGTGGGCCAGATCTTTGAAGCCCCAATCTCAAAGCAAACTGAGAAGGTGGAGGTTCCACCGCTGATATTACCGAGTCGGATCAAAGTATCTTTGAAATTTGGAGCCACAATCAAATGATAATCCGGGCTCCTACCATCGGAACACCAGATATATAGATATGTAGAATCTTGATACCATTTTCCATTTGCGTTCGGAATAGCAGTATGCTTTGTCAGGAGCGTTGCGTCCTGATAGAGCTGGCTGAGCGTTCCGAACCGGGAGGATGTCCCAGCTCCAGTGATCTTGTAGACGCTCCCAGAGTGTAGAGTCCAGGACCCCCGGGGAATTAGGCCGTTGGCCATGGCCAGAAGCCCAACCACAGTAGATCCCCCTCCTATAGAGGAGGTTAGGATCTCATTGAGGGCCTTGCCGGCAGGATACCGATAGAATTGGCCTATCCTGGCATCAAGCAGGGCCTCAGCAGATTCCAGTACAAGGACATCGTATTCATTATTACTCTGATCATATTTTCGGATATGGCCTAGAAAAATGATCTTGCCCCGATGCGTAACTTGGACTGTGCCCTGTGGATCAGCACCTGAACCTTTCTCAATCTTAGCTGATAATTTCCTCGGACGGTCTAAATATTCATCAAAAGCCGGTTGTTCTATCAGGACCGGCTTAATGATTGAGCTATCTGGGTTCGTGATGGTTATTGTAATCTCCATCATTGAGGATGCCACCGTGCCCGGAAGGTAGATTTAATCTTAGCTTTGGCAGATCCGGCGCCGGCAAACTTTAACTGTCGCGTTTGGCCTGCTGGAACCTCTGGAATTTGATCGTATTGGGCAGAGATATCCCGGAGTATTTCAAAAGAAACGTTTTGGATAGTCATGCTTGAGCCGGTGGGACTGTAGAATCTGATATAAACTGTTGTCTGCTTTTCAGTCCCGGTCAGGTAATATGTTTTGAGGGTTGCTGAAGAAATCTCACTTGCTGCAATAGCGGTGTTCCAGGTACTCCCATCAATCGAATATTGAATTAGCGGGCTGCCGCTCTTGGTTATCGTGGCCAGGAGCTTAATAGGATCTTTCGTGGGGTGACCTTGGAACTTATAATAGAACCATGCCCCCGAAGGAACAGAGACTTGCCCGCCTGCAAGAGAGCATCCACTGTGGACTCTGTCGTATTGCCAATAGTTATTAGTGGCATAATCATCTGCATAAGTATGGGTCAAATAATACTTGTGCCACCCGTCAAGCGTAAGTTCGGCATATTCCGCTGAGAGCAGCCCCGGGCCTAGATAGAGGCTCCGTTCTTCAGTAGCCCCATTCATGAGGATCACATAAGGATTGGTTAGCTGCAATCCCCCTAAATAGACCCCACCCACCTGGAAAAGGAGTGGTGCTTTAACTGTGCCATCGTTGTATTTAGAGGTGCTTGTGATTGGGAGGGATGCCGATCCAATATCTAAGCCCTGATCAATTACGTGATAAATATAAGGATCCTCCATAAAACATGTCACCTTCAAGACCGTCATTCCCTTCCATAACTCATCCTCACCTGGTGGTTCTACTGAGATCCGTTTTACTCGATGATATCTATCTGAGCGGCCATGGTAGAAGATTAGATCTTCAGAATCATTATTGACCAGCGTTTGGAATATATGGCGCTCTGAATCACTACGGAATGCGATGGTGAAGGACCACTCCCCACCCTCAAGCCCCTCATCAAGGAGATTTACGCGCCGCCATTCAGGAACCCTCTGTCGGCTGGTGCGGATACCAAAACCGTTAGCTTCTGGATCATATACTTTACCAGAGAGATTAATTTCCTGACCTTCCGGCCCAAGTGCCCAGTATCTATTGTCGAAAATGTTAGCGTTAGTGGTGAAATCAACACCGTGAAATTCCCCGATCTGGGCATTTGTTGAAAAATCAATACCCTTATTTTCTGAAATATAGGCATTAGTCAGAAATTCGAGTAGGTCTTGCAATGCGATATAGGCATTGGTGTGGAATAATAAGTCCACTAGCCCGGATATGGCGGCATTGGTCGAAAATGATAATAGAGCAGGAGCCTGGATAGAGGAGTTGGTCGTGAAGGATATTGATTCGGTCTGAATTATATAAGCATTTGTAGGAAGGCCCAATGCTATGAGCTCTGCTATATTCGCGTTGGTGGGGAGGCCCAGATCCATTGCTACGATAATGCTAGCGTTAGTAGTGAATGTCCTCTGATACCAATCCAGGATCTCGGCGCTGGTTAGAAAGTCTGTTGTGTAGATATCAACCACAGAGGCATTTGTCGTCAGGCCTGTAAGAAGCCTTTCGATAATACTCGCATTGGTCGTAAGTGATAATGTAGTCCCAGCTTCCCTTATCCCAATTCTACCTATCCCTACCCGGGAGGAGCCTATTATCATTTTAAGGTCCTATGGAATACTAACTAGTGATACTATATCTCCAGTAGATCGTACCATTGGCTAGGCTGCCCGCGACTACCGAAGAGGTGACGGTCATCTGGAAGAACACATATTTTGACACCCGCTGCGGTGATCCTAAGGGTCCCAGGCTTGCCCCACCACCATTCAAGCCCACGGTTTTCATATTTACGTTTGTATAGGTGGCGAAGAAGCTTGTTTTAGCGGTAACTTGGCTGTGGTTTGCTACGATCTCATCACCAGATCCATCAATTGTCCCGGTGGCCTGCTGATAGGTATCTGATGTTTCATCCCCTATATAGAGGGTTGCTCCTGTCCAGGCCGGATCTCCTCCGCCATAGATCTTGATATCTGAATAGATATCTGCGCCAGCATCCGCATAAAGGCCCACTGTTTTCCACCATCCATAGCCGGTAACGGTTGGCTTCGGGATTGGGTTCGTGGCATCATTATCATATTTATCGCTAGATCTATGCTTTAGATGGGTTATTGTGGTTGCGGTGGGACCCGCCCCATTATACTCCTTGGTTACAACTGCCATTTGATTTACCTCTTACTTCATTATAAACTTGTATATGTCTATTCCTGCAACATTGTTAATCTCATATCTGAAATTAGAGGATGAATCAAAAGTTACATCCCCATTCCAGCAACACAATTCAGCTCTAAAGCCATCCTCTAGGGGCAATTCGGATAGGTTCAAAGTACCACGATCAGGGAAAAGGCCTCGTTCCAGGGCCATGATATAGCCTAACTTAGCGATATTCTCTGAATCAGCTAAATCTCGATGGATGTCTGTCCTGAGAAAAGTTGTATAGCCTGGTGGGATTTCAGCCTCGAGGATGGCTTGGATAGATGCCATTGATAGCGGCTCTATCCTTACTTTGACTGCCCGGGCAAAGATCGGATCTGCGCTGCTGTAATCTTCCGCGCTGATCCACTGGCCATCGGTGAGTTTGGCGAGCCAGAAATGGGTATCGAATGGATGGAGCATCTAGGCCACCGCTCCTCCCAGCTCGGCACTGATCATGGCCGCTATATCGGCTGCAGAAATGAGCGGGATGACATCAACGTAAACCACTGGGACCATACTCGATATAGCAGAATAGAGAGCATTGGCCGCAGCATAGGCCGCGCTGGTCTCCAGTTGCACTTCCATTATAGGCTTGGTGGTTTCTATTGACGTTTGCAAAGTTGCTTTGCTGGCTTCTGCTGTCTCAGTAGCGAGATCGACAGGCATTTTGATATCGCTCATTTTAATATTAGTCTGAATAATCTCAAGTTTGGATTCAGCCGGACTGGTGTCTATATCTAATTGGTAAGATAATAATTGAGATGTCGTGTAATCCTTACCCACCACCACACCACCCGATGCCCTCATTGCTAGTTGGGTTGCGGCTATGGCCTCTTGTCGTTGCCTTTCCCAGGCCAGATAGCCTTCTCCTCCTGCGCCTATGTAGGCTCCCCCAAAGAGATTATCCTGTGCTTCCTGCCATTCTCCAAAGTCAGATATAGCACAGTCAGCACAATCCTCCATAGCCTTCTGGAGCTGGTTGTAGCCTACTGCTTGATTATTCAGACTGTCAACCGTTTTAGTGCTCTTATTCTCCATCTGATCCCAGACCCAGAGCATATCTTCGGCAGAGATTCGATTCTGAGAATACATATTAAGAAGATCTGCCTGCCAGCCCTTGAACCAGCTAGAATGTTGACTAAAAATCTTCTCCTTTTCTGCTATCCAATCCTGGGAAGCTTTGATGTCCGTATCATAGCCTGATTGGGAGACTCTATATATATCATCAAAAGATTTTTTAAGAGTTGGTTGGAAGGTGTTCTCGATCCATTGGGGCCAATTAGATACCGATTTTGTAAGTTCTTCTGGATTCTTGAGGAGATCAGCTAAGGATATTGAGTTAATCTCCCTTGCCACTCCTGTCAAGGCATCAATGATAGACGGTTTGGCCTCTTGGATTCCGCCCACATAAAGATCTATAAGAGCCTGAGCCAGCTCGGGAGTGAAATTTGGTATTATCCCAATCATGCTTTTTATAGCATCAGTGACAAGAGGTTCCATCTCTTTAGAGGGGGATTCCAACCCTTGCCACATAATCTCCCAAGCATGTTGGACCCCGGGACCCATATTTTTGACTAGACCTTCCATGTTGAATATGTCAAACATTTGTGAATCGGTAAGGCCTTTAAGAGCCGCATCCTTATTTTTGAGCCAGAACTCCTCCCAGTTTAGCTTATATCGAAGACCTATAGAAATGTCTGTAACTTCCTCTATTTTAGATTTAAGATACTCTTTGGCTTGATTCACAAGAGCCGGATCAGCTCCGGATTTAGCCATGATCTCTAAAGCGTCATCGATTCTAGGCCAATCGGTATCTTTTATAACATCTTGGGAAAGTGCATCGAATACCACTGTCCAGGGTTCAGGATTGATCTTACCCCCAGTAGGCGCAATGGCGGTCATCGATTGCTGGACATCGAACATTAAGTTCTTGGCTGCTATGCTGACCCGCTGCATATCTAGGGGGAGGGATTTCAGCCAGGCATCGAGTTGCTCCTGGCGGTGAGCGGCCGTCTCTTCGCCGACTATCCTTTCAGTTCTTCCCGCAAGAATCTCTTTGGATTGACTCTCAATATCCGCATATTGAGCCTTGAAATCCTCAAATCCCTGGGCGTCTCTCTGCATCAAAGCCTTCCAAAGGCTAGTATCCCCCTTGTAGCTCCAGATAAGGGCCGCTGCTTCTTGTTCTGTGTAATTATATTTGTTCGCTAGCTGCTGTTGGACATCTTTGAAAGTATTGCCTGCATAATCGATATATTCCGAAGCTTTCGCTTCTATAAAACGCTTATTACCCTCACTATCTATATATTCTGACAAAGCACCCGCGCGCTGAGTAATTAGACGTATTATTTCACCCTTATCCCATCCCGCTTCTAAAGATACTGGGAGGGGGGTTGTGGGTTTCCAAGCTTCTGCAGGCGTTGGGGTGGTATATCCTGTATAAGACCAGGGCGTATATCCGACAACTTCTTTCTCCTTGCCTTCCTCTGTGCTGTAGATGGGCTGCCGAGTTGCACCTTGTTCGGCCATCCATCCAGATTCTTTTATCCAAGCTGCCTGAGATTTAGCGAAAGTTTCGGCAGTGGTTTCTCCTGCTTTGGTTGCTGCTTTCTGGGCATCTGCACCGCCTAGGTTCTCGACTATCGCATCTGCTGTTATCTCTTTTGCGGCTTTGATTCCTTCTGCGGTGGACTCTACATAGGTATCGCTGATCATATAGGCTGCTTTTTCGGCTTCTTCTTCGGCCCCTCCAAAACCCAAGCCCGTGAGCCATTCGCTCCAACCAAGCAGGGCCGTATCGGCGGATTGGCCCCAACTATAGAGAGATTTCCCAAAATTAGTTGATGCCGTTACTGCCCAGGTGACGGTATCTATGAATGCCGTGAGTCCTGGAATCAACGTATTTCCAAGCGCGATCTGAGCCTCTTCCACGGCAGAACTCAGCTCCTTCATTGAGCCCTGCATGGTGTTGGTCTGGATGGCCGCCATCTCTGCCGCTTTATCAGTACCGGTTATTTTTTGGGTGAGTGTATCGTAGTCGCTCGCTCCCTTCACTGCAACAAGAGCATTACTGGCCATCTCCTTGCCGAAAATCTTAACCGATTGGGATGCAGTCATATGCTTTTCGTTAAGGGTTGACATAATCTCGCCATAAGAGTGCATCGAGGGATTAATGTCATCATAAGTTAGTCCCATCTCAGCGAGTGCAGTCGAACCTTCTTTGGTTGCTGTGAGCATGGAGCCGAGCATGCTTTTGAGTGCAGTTCCTGCCTCGGCTCCTTTAATGTTTGAGTTTGCGAAAATACCGAGTGCTGCGGTAGTCTGCTCTATGCTCATACCCAGGTTAGCTGCCATCGGGCCGGCATTCTGCATAGCCTGCCCAAGCTGTGCAACATCTGAGTTTGTTGCTGATGCACCCGCGGCTAGCACATTAGCGACTCTTCCAGCGTCTTCCGCTCTCAGGCTAAACTGTGCAAGGGTTCCTGTGACGATTTCAGATGCCTGCGCCAAGTCAAGATTTCCAGCAGCCGCTAGGTTCAGAGTATCTTTTAGGGCGGCAGATGCCTGGCCCGCATTCATGCCTGCGCTGGCCATGAAATACAAAGCATCTGCTGCCTGGGATGCGGAAAAGATGGTTGAAGCGCCCGCTTCTCGGGCAACTGCGCTCAATTGCTCAAATTGCTCCTGGCCACCACCCAGCACAGAATTTACATTTGCCATACTTTGCTGGAAACCTGCGGCCACCCCCACGGACGAAGCTAGAGCTGCCCCAACAGCAGTAGCACCCAGAGCCACAGCCGTCATCGGGGTAGCCATGCTGCCCATTAGAGTGCCAAGAGGGCCGAGGCTGGCTGTAGCCGAATTGGTTCTTATACCCATATCTGAGAGCTGGCCATTAATGGACTGCATTCCAGATGCAAATCCACTGCCGTCTAAAGTTGCCCGGAAGGCCAGATCTGTATCACTCATTCATAACCTCTTAGAACTTCTTCCTTAGCATCCTCGATTTCATCCCAGAAGTCATCTTCAGATTCGTACCGCTCCATTCCCGGGTGTTGCCTGCGATCTTTGGCCTTCTCCAGAGACTTCTTTTGAGCCTCATTCTCGGCCTCGATGAGGCGGTTGAGGATATGGTGATCTATGAAAATCTTTTCAGTCGGTGTCAGGGATTGGAAATATTTTTGATCCAGGAGGCCATAATCAAGCGCCAGCATCAGCGGGCTTCCCGCTCCGTAAGCCTTTGCGGTGCGGCCTATCAGTTGCATTATCCGACTGTTCGCTATCTTCGGGATTTTCAACGGCTCCGGGAAAGCATAGATCCTGCAGCCTCCGGAACTCCCCGGGGGAGATCAGGGAGAGCTTCACATCACGCGGGCCGAGAGAGGCTGATTGATCGAAGTCATCCACTATCTGGATATTCTTGAGTGCCAGGCCATTCATCTTTGGTAGAACCTCTTTAGCCCACCTTCGATAGTTGAACTTGGGCCGGCGAGTTCCCGGGGGTGTTAAGGGAGTGCCATCGTCGAACTCCAAGGAAGAGGCAATGCTCTGAGGAAGATATCTCACCTTGATTCTGCTTTTATTGAGTAGTTCGAGGATAGTTACCTCCTCCTCAACGGGGCGTCCCATGGCTTCAGCCAGGGCCTGCACGTTCTCATCTGGATCTATTACTGCATCAGATTTATCTTTCATCTCGTTCTATGTCTCCTGAAAACATGCCTGGATTTGCCGGCGCGGGCAAGACCGCCAGGATTCGGCCCGTTCGGTTAGCTTTACCTAGCCCACGCCGAAATCATGTCTTAAATCGATTCTAATAGCCTCGTGAATAAAAATATCAGAGGACTTTATGTGTAGGCCGCGACCTTGGTATTCCTCAAAACCATCCCGGGTTTTGTGTCCGAGGGACCACCCTCATAGAATAGTTTTGCCGTGCTCTTATAGAAGTCAGTGCTATCTTTCTGGCTCACCTCATCAATCACATTGGCCGGGCTGGTGAACTCGATCATGCGCTGGTAATGCGAAAAGCCGAACCAGGTGTCGTTAAGTGCACTAAGGGATGTGCTGCTGAAGGTCACCGTCACGCCATCGCTGAGTGTCTGGGCGGCACCTGTGATCTCTACTTCCGCAGACCATGCCCCGCCGTTCTTACGCCATTTGAATTTATCTGGCGTCCCGTTGGTAGAGATATAGAGCTCGTACTGCGCGGGAGTGTCTGCGAGTCCCACTGTATATGTGCCCCCCCATGTCACAGTAGCCGTTCCGGTATTGGCCTGGTGGGCATAGCCCCAGATGGCCGATGTCGCTGCCTTGGTTTGGGAACCGAAGAGACGGAGGCGGAACTTGGTGGCCGCCTGAGCATCCATCTGAGCTGATGCGGTGGGGAGCGTATCGCCGCCCTGGCGCCATCTCTTTCTCTCTATGCCATCAATGTCCACGAAATCGATATCTATCGTGGTATCCCGCTCGCCTTTCGTACACAGGAGCGGTGAAGCCGAGCCGGCTGGAACTGCCGCCTTTGAGTTAGCACCGAACTTGGGGCCCTCCTTGCTGGTGATGGTGATCTTCTCCCAGAATTTACTCACGTTGCTCTGCGGCTGGCCGTACTCCAGGATGGCCTGAGCAGCCGGGATCATGTTGGCTTTCTGAGAGCTGGTGATATAGGAGGCACTACCGAAAGTCGAAGAGCCGGCCATATCTGCGCCAATGCAATCAAAGGTGAGCAGGACCTGGTTCTTGTCCTTGTCGACCTCGAGCTTCATGGTGTCGACCAGGACCATGCGGATATCCTGAGGATCTAGAGTATCCCAGCACCAAAGGGTGAAACTCTTGATCGTGTCGTTGGCCGTGAAGACATGATCATATGCATCCGAGGAACCCAGCTGAGAACCAGGCGTGTCCGTCCCGAAGGTGGCCAGCAGAAGGTTACCCAGTCCATTATCCTCAATAATAGCCATCATGGGGATGCTGATCTTGAAGCTCTCCACTCCCCGGACGCCAAAGACGGGATCTCTGTTCCCGGCCACGCGCCGTTTCTCGGTGGTCTTCGTACTCACTGGTGTTATCTTCCCACCTGGGATTATATAAATCGTCGGCGCAGTTGCCCGGGCTCCTGCTGTCTCAAATGCGAGAGCAAGCCGCGAGGACGTTATAGCCTGCGGACCATCGGTCATTTCTTACCTCCCTTATCTTTCTCTTTTTTGGGATTGTCTAGTGCCTTTCGCACCTCGTATTCATCCTTATATCCGTTCCTTTCAGCGAAATTGCTCGCCGTTAGCCGAAGGCCAGTCTCCTCCTCTTCGTAGAGAGCTGGGCCGCCTTCGGGTGTTATAACAGCTACTGGTTTTCTTTTCATCATTTTTTCCTCTTTTTACTGCCGCCTGCCCGTAGAGCTGCGGCTATTCCTGCTTTACGCCCTTTTTTGGAAGAGACGCACTTATAAGTTGACTTGCTGACCCCCTTACTCATCGATATACCTCAGGCGTGCCGTCCCTGTCACTTCTACCCAATTGGGGAAGGAAGGATCATTTACCGGCATGAAACGGATAGGCCCCGTAATGACGATGCCGTAAGTTATCCCACCGATAGTTTTAGAGATAGGCTTCTTCATAATCTGCTCGATGGCATCAGCGATAGCAGCCACGCCGGAATCATTATCAGCGAGCTGGATAATATCAAATTCGATGAGTTGATCATGATCTGAGAGGCCATGATAGGCACAGCCGGGGAATCCTTGACTATTTAGGTTCAACGTCCGGACGCCTACACAAGCCCGGAGATTGCCCTGGAGGTATCTATCGGCTTGGCCACGTTGGAATCCCGGGACAAGGAAATCCACCAAAGCGCTTAGGGTCGCGTCATCGCTCAGGGCCTGGACAACAGCGGCAATATAGAGGGAGTAGTCAGCCATCAGAATCCTGCCATAGATGCGAACTCGTCCACCAGTCCACCAACCGTCCGGGATGCCTGGCCATGCATAGCCTGCTGCCAGAGATCCGTCATCGCTGGGATGGATCTATGATATCCTATTTCGATAGGATGCCGGGTCCTCTCCTGCAGAGCACCATAGTTGTAGCCGCTGGCCGCGAAAGCCCCCTTACTCCCGACCCAGAGCTCTACCTTGAAGCTGCCCTGGGAATGGACCTCGGCATGAATGGAATCTCGCCAGTTGCCCGACTTGACGGCACAGAGAGGCTTGATCTCGTTTACGGCCAAGACGCCCATCTGGCGAGCTACTTTTGAGATATTATTGAGTTTCTCCTGGCGCTGCTTGATCCCAGCCAGGACTTCGCTTAGATTGGTTAGGGTAATTGAGGCCATTATCGTTTCTCCTCAATCTCTTTCAACTGGCCGCATCTGTCCGGCTCCTTGAACCTACAGCGACACCGCCATAATTCAGATGGGCATCGCAGAACCACATCCCCCTCAAGGCACCAAGGGTATGCTAGTAGGTCCGAATACGTATCTTCCACCGATGAGAACCAGAAGACCTATCAGCAGGACAGTCTGATAAATTCGCCATTTTTTCAACTCATCAATCTCAATCTGACTCTGCTTGAGAGTATCACATACTCCTCCCTTGCCTTCCAACTTGTTTTTGATTGATTTCACATCCCCGGCTATCCGAGTCAACCATTCCCGGTCCGTTTGAGGTTCATCTGAAGGAAACTCTCCAAGCAGTGCCATGCAACCTCATGACTTGGGCTGCTCTGTGGATGTCTGCCCTCTGGTAGCGAACCACTGGGCGCCCCAAGCAGCGACCGCGCCGCCGAGCACTTTTGCGCCATCGATTGCCAGAGCATTGCCTGAAAATACCGCCATCGCCACAATAAGAAGATAGGCCACAAGGATCTCTGAAAATATCCAGAAACCTTCCCCGAACTTAGAGACATCGATATTTACAGTCACTCTTTGACCTCCTCCGCCCACTGCATCCCGATCCACTCATCCGCAACTTCTGGCGGGACCTCCCCAGGCACGGCGAGAATTCTACCTGGGGGTAGGAGCGTTGTATTCCCGAAGAAATTGTACTTGAAGTTCTTCGGAATGCCTGGTAAGATGCGAACCTTGGTCATCATTCAGAATCCCGTCCTGATTCCGCCGCCTGATAGCTTTCTCCTCATGTTCCTCATGGCCACCAGGCCGAGGCCATTTGTCTTGAACTTTGCTTGCCATTGGTCGGGCGTC